ATCTGATCGTTTGTTTTGACATTCCGGTGACATGGCCAAGGGTATTTACGGTAATGACATCGACGGTTTCGTTACCTGCAGCATCGATGCTGATGGCACTTTGGGTTGGATGGGCGTAGTTATTCGCGTTTGCCGCTATGCCATCCAATTTGGTTTTGTCCGCTGCACTCATGAATCCATTGACTCCGCCCGCTGTAGCAACACCATGCGCATCTCCTGTCGTTCCAACGTGTGAGCTTGGTGCGGCATCGGTGATTCCATAACCGGCAAGTGTGGACGGATTAGTCCCGGAATCAATATGTCCGTGGGCATCAACCGTTACTTGGGTGAAAGTTCCTGATGTGGTTGCGCCGTTGGGGTGATGATCGTGAGCGGCTAGTTTGGCCCCGGCTGGGGTGACAGCTTTGGACGTGTTCGTTCCGGCTGTTACCTCCGCATCGGTGGCCAGTTGCACAATTCCCTTTTGAAGCGTTGATGCATCCTGATAGGTGTTGTTGATGATCGCCCAATATGTTAATCCTGGGCCAACTAGGTCTCGAGAGAGCATGAGCCAGTCACCGTTTTCAAGCGTAACGGTAACAAATGGTTCCTCGTCAGTTCCTACTAATGCTCCACCTAATTCCTCGGCTTGTTCGATCCGATGAGCCTCTGAGATGGTGATCACGACCGTTGTCCCGGTCGAAGCCCCAACGATGAAATATTTGTTTTCCAGACTTTCACCAGTTGCAACCGCTGCTGCAACTAGGGCCCTTAGGGCCTCCGTATTGGTGGCTGCTGTGATCACACCGACATATTTCATTTGACCCAAGACGAACGCCGGCATAAGCGAGCCGTTAATTTTTCCGAGCTCGTCCATGAGCCCAACAACATTTTCGGGCAACGTTCGGGGATAGACAATATTAGCGAAATCCGTGGCATTGCTGCTGTGGATCTCTACGTTGTAAGCTGGCATATTTTTTCCTCCTTATTGCTTTTGGACTTGCTCGACCATGAAATCATTGAGTGCGATAGCGTTGTCGATTGACCCCTGCAGCGATTTGAGCAGATTCCCATGCAGAGCGATAAATCGGTTCAGTTCGTTGCAGCGCCGTTGCAGAGCATCATTCAACTTTTGGATGGTGTCAGCCTGCTTTTTCTCGGTTTCTTCGTGGATCTTGATCACACGGTCAATTTCCGTTTTCAGTCGGGCATCAAAATCATTTTTGGATTTTGAAATTTCGCCATCTTTGGCTTCTACTGCATCCGCCAGGTGTTTCTGGTTGCTGATTTTCAGGGCTGCATCATCGAGCTCTTTCATGAGCATTTCGTTTTTGTTCTTTAAGGCCGATAACTCTTTGTCCTTTGCCTCTACAGCATCAGCCAAATGTTTCTGAGCTGTGATTTTTTCTTGCAAGCGGCGGTTTTCCTCTTGCAGAGTTGCCAGTTCATCAGTAAGCCGCACTGGGAGTTGTTCGATTATTACGGGTTGCAATTCTGGTTTTTCTGGTTTTGTTGTCATAATTCCTCCTTATAGAATTTTGAACCAAAGATGGCCGGCCGGCTTTGGCCCCGGCTCGGTTTCCGATAGGGTCACTTCATCGCATGCGTTGAGTTGGGTTTTGATCTCCTCAACGTCGCTTTCTAGGTTGGTTAACCGGATCTGGATATTCAGGATCGAGTTATTTTCGCCGCTGACCGCTTCGAAAATAAAAACGGTGGCCATTCCTCCGGTTTTGATTTTTACCGGGACCATTTCCCCGAGATCAGGATCCAGTGCATAGATCGTGTATCGAACCGTGATTTCCAAGGCGCCCATGATGGCGGTGTCATCAGACGTCAGCGGGTAGGTGTAATAATCGATTGTGGAATCCTCTGGTTTAACAACCGGGACCATTTCGTATGGCCCCAGTGTCACTCCATCCGCCCGTCGCAGGGTCACGCTGACGACATATTCGGTCGGATCAAAGTCGGAATAAACATCCACCGTCTCACTTTTGTGACTGGTTGCATTCACCGGCGAGTGTTTGATATCTCTGATCAGACCGTTGTTTCCAAAATATATTTTCATACGTCCAGCTCATAAACTTGGAAGTACCCAATGGAATTGAGGCCAAGGGCCACACTGATGTATTCATTCAGGATCCCGAAATCCAGCCATCCGCCCTCAAACGTGTCGGTGCCGCCATCTTGGTGAAAATCGCCGGCGATGTAATATGTGCCGTCGAATGGGTCGTGAACAACCGGTTCATCCAGGTGAGATTGAAAGGCCATGCTTGTCAAAAACAGTTCCATGTTGACGGTCATTTTGGTATATGTGATCTCGCCCGTTCCACCGTTTATGGATTTTTTGAAAACATCAAGATAAATGTTCGGAGATCCCACGATCATCACGCAATAGGTCTTTGTTTGATCCAGGATATATGTCCCAGTCCCGTTGAAAACTAAGGTTCCAGGCGGAACGCTTGACGCCGTTGGCGCGACCGTAATGGATGACAGCACAGTCCCGTCGCCCGTTTTCAGTTTGACGATATTTCCACTTTCGATTGTCAGTTCATGGGCGAAAAGAGCATCCGCTGCAGCTTTCAGATAGTATGCAGCATCATGATCGTGAATGTCGTATTCCGCAATGTGAGTTGTCAAATCATCCTCGACATGAGTGATTTTCCGATTAATGTTTGCCAAAACGGTGGAGTTCTCGTTGAAAGTTGGCACCGTTTCCGCCACGCTGGCGACCACCATGGCCGTAGCCTTAATGACCTGGTCGAGGGTTCCGTCGCCATCCACGTCGAAATTTGAGTAGTACCTGGCGGTGATCTGCAGGGTTCCAGCGACTCCAAGAACGTCGGATCCAAGCACAAAACTGTGCGCTGGCATGGTTGTTCCCGTGGCCGGGTTCAGAACCGCCAGCTCGCGCAAACAGTCGACTTCGCCAATGATTGCTCCATCAGATCGTTTGAACATCAGCGTGACGTCGTAAACATCCTCGGCCGCAACGTCAAAGTCAGAAAAAATGTAGATCGTGTCCGCAAGATTGCTGCCAGCGAATAGATCTGTGATTGTGTGTTTTTTTAGCCGGCCATATTCGTTAAAATAAATGTAATTCATGTTTCCTCCTTGATTCTCCAAAAGCATGGGCTCCGCCATGGTTTCCTCTTTGTCTGCCGGCGATGCCGAATAGATAAGCGTTGCTGCCATCAATGCGAAAAGCAGCATGCACAAAAGATTTTTGATTTTCATTCTTTGTCCCCTCACTTTCTTGATATGGTTAGGTAAATGGCCGTTAAGGCCGGGTTATTGACTCCCAGTAACAAATGGCCGTTTCCGTCTCCGATCGCCCAACTAATATTGCCAGGCAGATCCTGAACGAATAATTTCTTGGCTGCAATATCGATTTGCGGTGTTAATTCCGTCTGATACCCCTTGCATTTGGTCAGGTCGTTTTTCCCGTAAGTCTCGGATCCGCTGACCCAGATATACAGGGGCGTATTGTTTTTTCCGAAAAGCAAATTGCTGTACCGGAAAAAGAATTCTCCGATGACGATGTCCGGGTTGCTCGTTCTCGCTTCCAACTGGTATGAAATTGATATTTTCTGATACCGGCCCTTGTACAAAATGTAGGATTTCTCAGCTGAGAATGCCACATCCGTATACGCAACAATCATGTCAGCGGGTACGACCGGCATCGCATTTCCCAGTGTCAACTGGTTCGTGAAGCTCAAGTCGGCAAGCGAGCTGTGGATGAAACGCATTTTCAAACTGACAAATTCGCCATTGGCATCGCAGTACGGGTTCAGATGGACGTTTTTTCCGCCGATCACTCTGGATCCCGCCGACAGACCAACGGAGTAATTGTCGTAAAAGCTGAATTGAAAATGCATCGATTTTCCCAGAGCGTTTTTCAAAAGACCCAAGCTGAAGGTTTTGTATTCCACTGCAGCTGCATCAACAGTCCCGACCAACACCCGATCGACCGGAGTGTCGTCATCAATGGAATTGTCGAAAGTTTGCAGAAAGTAACTGACCGCTGGATCGTCCGGAATCAGACCGTCATCCACGGTTTGTGAAACCGAACTCAACTCCAGATACTCCTTAATCAGAACGTCCCGGCTGATGGTGTTCTCAATCGGAATCTTGTAAAGGTCGCGAGCTCGTGCCAGGCGCGCGCTCATTGTGGCCGAATAGTGCTGCACAAAAACGTAATGAACCGGGATGTAATTGTCATAGACGGAATGCTCACTGGTGATAAGCGTGTAATCGTCCGCGATCCGGTCTCCAAGTTCCAGCAGCTCATCTTCCGAGTCTAGGACGGTGTCTCGTTCAAGTTGCTTATTTCCGAGTTTGTTGGCCATTTGGCGCAAGCTGAGCGAGTACCGGTCCGCATCAATGGCGCTGTCGGTCTGGTTGGAGATCATGGTACTCTTCGGAACACTGACCGTTTCTTTTCCAACTGAGAAATGCAAATCACGGTATGGGACGTAGGTCATTTGGAAAAGGGCCTTGGTCCAGGTTTCAGCCCCTTGTGGATAACTGCATCCGGTATAGGTCGCATCCGGATCGTGTTCCGCGATATAGGCGATGGCTGCCGCTTGTGTAAAGAGAAAAAGCACATTTTCAAGTTTCGTTTGTGACCAAAACATCGGTTTGTAAGTTACCAAAACTCCCACGTCTTTGGATCCGCGCAGGTATGGGATGTGGCCCTCCTGTTCCGGGATCGAAAGGGTGTCGAAGATCTCTTTTTCCACGAAACGGTCGGAAATATCCTGAATTTGGATCACGGTAAATACTCCTGATCCACCTCCGCCGCTGTAGTGGTTGTACGAGTACGTGGCCTCGTATTTCACCTTGACCGAAACGATTTGCTCAATCTCGGCGTTGGCTATCAGACGGACATTATTGGTGTCCGCGATGGTCCCAAATACCGGTTTAAGCAGAGTCCATTCATCAGTGATCGCCCGCCGTTCCTTGGTTTCCGCGTTTTGGACGGACGTCTCATAATCGCTGGCCAGGTATTCCATCGATTGGCTGGTAATTTTCCCAGTGGCTCGCAGAATCTTAATGTCCGCACTTTGCCGGTTGAGGTCCTGGTACCCAAGGTAGATGGTCCCGAAATCGTCCGAAATGTCCAGGACGGTCACCCGGCATTTGACCGGTGTCAGCATGGCATCCAGTACCTCGCGCAAAGTGACCTTTTCCGGGAATTTCCATTCCTCGCCGGCGACTCCGTTTGTCAAGGGGTATAGACCGCCGGAGGTAACGTTGAACGGGAGCTCTTCCCCGGTTTGCAAAAGGACCGCGTGATGTAGGGCTTTGTTGATCTGCTGAAAGAGCGTGTCGTTCACATTTGTAAAATCGCATGGAGACAGTACGTACCGCTCGAGGACCTTGGTCAGTTCTATCAACGTCAGGGTGATCGTGTACGACAGGTCATCACTCTCAGCTCTTGCAATCAGTTGAGAATTGATATTGCCGATGACCATTTTCTGGCCATCAACGATGGCTTGTTCGTACGGCACAAAGTCCGGTTCGCTGGATGCGGTGTAAATGATCGTCAGAACCTTTAGTTCGTTGTCCAGCGTTTCCCGAAACGTTTTTCCCTGATGAATGTTCGGAATGGTTACGCCTCGGATAATTAGTTCTGTCATCGGCTGCCTCCTGTTGCCAATCCGGTCCGCTCGCGCATGTTAGCCGAAATGGTCTCGGATTTGTCAACGTCAACGTATCGATTCCCGACTTTTATGGCAATACTTCCGATGGCCACAACCGCTCCGAGCGGGCTTGAAAGTCCCATCGCTATCAGTCCGCCAATCTCCACGCCCTCGCTTATGTTGGCTTGGGCGATGTAGTCTCCGGTCAGGTTTCCATAATTGCTGGTGACATAGCTGATGGCTTGCTTTTTCAAATGAGTGGCAATCGCCTTGGCGGTCCCGCCCTCTTTGGTTGATTTTTTGACCATGGCATCGGCGGTTTCTTTTGGGCTGGCCGGAGTTCCCGGTTCAGTCGCGGCCCCATCGATCTGTTCGAGCCCAACAACAGTGTTTGTGACCTTGATGTGGTATTCTTTTTTCATGGTGCTACCTCGAGAGGGTCAGGTTGATCACGGTGGCCCCGTTCACGTACGTTTCGTTGATCATGTACGTTTGGATGTCCACAACGGTGTCAAGACCTCTGTAAAGCTTCAGGGTGTTATGATAAATTTTTGAGGATCCGGGCTTCCAATACTCATCATGCAGCAGGTCATGCAATGGATCCATTCCTGGTGCAGCCAAAAGGATCGTAAACTGGAACGTGTCAATGAGATTACTTAGCTTTTGGGTTGGGTACGGGGTCCCTTCGAACAATGCCGGTTGGCCATAGACGGGTTGATCCGACAGCGAATATGCTGAGAAATTGATCAGATATCGCGTGTCCCCGATTTTCAGGTACATGGTTTCCGGCTCGGTGGCGCTGTTATTCGAGTAAACCACGGACACTGACATTAAGAGTGCGGTGGCTTCGATGGTTCCGGTGGCTCCAGCCAATGCCTGCACTCCGCCGGATGGAATCGGGGTAACGAACGTTGGCTTGTACCGAAAGGTTTTGTCTGTGGTGTTCTGTGTGTCCGGATCATAGACCGATATAACCGCATTGGCCCACTGGCCATCGTATCGGCCAATCAGGTTGTTCATTGCTCCCAGGATCTCTTGAACAGCCGTCACTCGGCACAAAATGGCGATCGAGAACGGCAACGAGGTGAGGTCATAATTGGCGTGTCCGGATTTCTGGCCGGGACCAGTGTAAATGACCGCAACGACCGCTTCCGGGTTGTTTTTGAGTAAATCGAAATTCATGTCATTGCTGACGACGATCTCTCGGGTTGGCATGAATGCCCGCATTTGGACCTTTAAAGTTTCTTTAAAGCTGCGCTCGAATGTTGCCATTTTGTTCCTCCAATTTAGCTAAATGTTGTTTATAATCGCTTTTTAATTTGGTCTCAATGTTCTTCTTTTTCCAATCTTTGATCTCTTCGATGCTGACGGCTCCGGACATGATCTGTTCGATCATGGGCAGACAGAACTCAATGGTTCCCTCGATCCATCCCTCGTTGGGGTTTTTCTTCCCCTTCAGGGGCGGTTGGAATTGATCCCAATTTTCGTTTGTATATTCGGCGTAAGGCGCCAGTTCCCCACCGATCACAATGTATCGCTCGGATCCATCCTGGACCGTCACGATCCCGTTAAGCGCTAGATTCCAAGAGTCTTTCGGGGCTCGCGCCACAAAAACTTCATGGAGAAGCTTCAGAGCTTGAAATTCCCGATTATACATATCAGTGCAGTCCGATCAGGTATTCTTTGGCTCCGCGATGCAAACTTGACGGGACAGCGCTCACGGTGTTCACCAAATAATCGTAATTCTTCCACCGGACTGTGTCTTTCCTGCGTATGGTTTCAGCGATGGCATCATCGGTCTGAAGAGTCAGTGAAACGGTTTCACCTTCCAAACCCTCGACCATCGTCATTTGCCCTCGGGTCCGTCCGATCTTTTCCAAGGCCCGGAATGAGGTTCCCGCTACGGCTGGTCGGAGTTCCTCGCTGTCACTGGCGGTTATTGCTCGGTGCAAGATGGCAAAAATGGGTTCAAATCTGTTCATGATCTCATCCCCAATACCGGCGCCGGTCGTTATAGCTGTTGCTGCCGATTGATTGCATTCCCCGGTACTGCAACCCAGCATCCGTCAGAATGTCCAGCGCAAGCTTGCTGAACGCCCGTTTACGGATCTCGTCGATCGGAAGCACCGCATTGTTCACCGGGTCCATTCCGCCCATGATGAACATGTCGTAGTTTTCGATCATGTAATATGCCTGTTCCAGCATCGCATCCCAGATGGCCGTTATTTGCGGTGCTTCCAGTTCGGATTCAACATAACCCGGACAGGCATGTTTGATTTGTTGATAAACGATCAACTCCACCCGGTTGATGAATATTTTTGCTCGATCGCCATCCCCCCTAAGGTAGGAGCAGTTGGCTAGATCAATTCCGGTTTTTTCTCGAAAATCTTGTTGGAAGGTCTCAATTTCTGTATCTGTCATGGGTTCCTCCTGTTTGTAAAAAACCAGGGAGCCATTTCGGCCCCCTAGTTCAAGTTTTAATTATCAGTCTGCGTTCCAAACTGCGGTGATGGTCACAACGTTGCCCGGCATAACATAGTTAAAGCCGGCCGAGTAGAGATGGGTCCCGTCGCTCCAACCAACGAATGTGTAACCGGTCTTGGTGAATGGATTTGCCGGCAATACGAATTCGCCATCAGGCGCGGTAGCCGCTTGAGTCGGAAGGGTTCCGGTTCCGCCGCCATTCGCGAAAGTGACCGCGTAGGTGGTGGCAGCAGTGGTTTTGAAAACGTAAATCGCACGGGTGAGTTCTGGATAAACAAATTGGTCGTGTTTCAAGCCGATGTCCGCTTGGAGTTTTCTCCCGCCATGGCCTGGGATTTTGTCAAAGATGACGGTCTCTTGGTACTTGTTCCAAGCTGGTGCCGCATCCTTATGAACCAAAATCGCCTGGACTCCGGTCGGGAAGAACCGTTCAGGAACGGCTTTCAGTTTGCACCGGTCGATCATTTCGACGGTGATGTCCATGTTGCCGTTCCAATTGCCGAGAGCCCAATAGCCCTTAGCAACAGCGGCTTCCTTGGCGATCGCTTTGGTCCCGGATTTGATGTACAGGATCCACGCGCCGTCATCGATCAACGCATCATCCAAACGGGATTCTGCGTGCAAAATTTCAGCAACAAAGTTGTCCTTGGTTAAGGTCAGCATCTTGCAATAAATGTTGGCAGTGCCAACGATCTTTCCAAAACGATAGGTGTCAACCGCTGGTGCCTGGATCTTTTTCATGTAACGGTTGGCGAAACGAACGATTCCGTTTCCCAGCGCATCCTGGTCGGCGATCTTCTCAACGGAGATGCTGTTACCGATGTCCTGGGTCAGTGTCAAGGTTTCCCAAGTTGTGTGGACGTCCATCTGGGTATACCCGGCCGAGAACGAATAGGTTCCAGGAACTAGGCTACCAAATTGGATTTTCTGGTATTTGATCGTGTTCGCACCGTCGAATTCTCCGGATTCATCCAGGAGGTCGGCGGTGTACAGAAACCCGATCAGCGTTCGCTCAAGCTCTTCCGGTTCGGAGATGTAACGGATTGCATCATCGAGGGTGCTGGCGAAAAATTGAAAAGTGATCGCATTGATCACAAGTGCCAATAATTTTCTCATAATTGCTCCTTTTGCTTTTTAAGATATTTTTCTGAATTTTGCAAAGTTGTCTTCGGTGGAGTTAGGGGTCTTGTTCGGTTCGTTCGGATTTTTCCCGAGTTTGTTTTTGGAATTGTCCGGGGTGTTGAACAGGTAGGCGTGCGAGTCTTTCAGAGTTTTAATCTGATCATCGAGCCCCTGGACCTTGCCGTCCTTGAGTTCGGCTTTGTCCAAGAAATCCTTCAAATGAGCCTTTACTGCAATCAAATCCTTTGCTCCAATGTTAGGTTCCGACAGATGTTTCTCAATGGTGTCGGCCCGATCGCGAGCTGCGAGCTTGGCATCATATTCAGCCTTTGCCGTAGCGTTTTGCGTTTTGAGTGTTTCGATCTGACGAGTGAGTTCCTCCGAATTCCCTTTGAATTTCCCGAGTTCGGCGATCTGAGCATCCCGCGCAGTTACAAGGCCTTTGCTGTCCTTGAGCTGGTTGTTGATCTCATCAAATACCGATTTCGGGATTAGTTTTTCCTCAGCCGGGTTGATGACAAATCCGGCGGCTTTCGTGTTGATCTGCGTGACTAGCTCTTGGCCTAATAGATCGGTTAGGGCCTTAAGCTTGGCTTCTGACAGAACGTTTTTCAAAAAATCCATTTTCTTCTCCTTCTTGGCTTTTTTTGGCGGTCGCCTCCGCCTGAAGTGCAACGATGTGGTCCGTTGCGAAACCAATAATTATTGGTGCAGATCGTCCGAGTGGTCCCGGATTTTCCGCATAATAAAAGGACTTATCCGTTTAAGCCCATTGTTGGTTGTTTTGATTGTGGCACTACCATGATCCTGAATACCTGCAGATATTTCGGGTTCTCCGCAGCAAGGCTTTTGAGCACTTCGGCGGTGACCGCAATCACGTTTTTGGCGGTTAGTGTCGCCCCTCCCTGTTCGAGCTTCAGCCCGATGAAAGGAATTTTTGGATCGGTTTCAATTTTGAACTTGGCTTTTTCTTTCTGCAACAGGCCGCCTGCCATTTTGAAAGCACATGAGATCGCGGCACAAACAATATCGCCACCGGGTGCTGCATAACAGCTGTGCCCGGCCGCGGTGATTTCGTACGTGGTGTATTTTATAGTCGTCATTCGTCCTCCTCGTTGTAATATGTCTCGCTGTCGCTGACAATGGTCCGCCAGGCGTAGAAGGCTCGGCCCATCTTCAGTGAGAATTGTTTGTACTCGTTGGTCATCAATCGCCATTCGAGGCGCAAGGTCCGTGCCGACTCAGGATCGCCGCTGGCTCGCAAGATCGCTTCCTCAGTTTTCATTTCCCGGATGTTGTTCTCGTAGTCCCGTTGGCGCTGGTCGATGGCATATTCCCGTTTGATCTGCTGCCGTGTGTACTCGGTCGGGGCCTGGGATCCGTCCGTGTAGGCTACCGCTCGGTGCCGGCAATTGAACCCGTTCAGAATGGAGTTTCCATTGTGCAGATCCAGGGCATCCTGCAAATACGTGTACGGGATCCCGTTATGAACCCCGGTTTTGTCGTTCGGGTTCAAGCTGTAGAGCTTCCCCTGATAGGGCGCACATCTTGGGCTGGCATCTGGATGGCTTGTGATCCACACGTAATCGACTCCGGCCGATTGTAAATTCTGAAGGTCGGTCATGTTGGCTTGGTGCCGGACGGTCATTTCCGCCCGGTTTCGCAAACTCATGGTGTATGTGTATCCCGCTCGCCCAGTCTCTTCGTTTTCAGAGACGGTCACGATTTTGGGCGGCTCCGCTGCTAGAGCTTTCAGAGCAACCTTCAGCTTCCGGTTGTAATCGTCAATCACGGCCAGTCCCTTTTGGCTTTCTGCCAGGTATGGCCGGACCGCACTCAGTCGGATTCCTTCAATGTTTGCTAGCAACGCTGCAACGGATCCGGTGTACACTCCGCTTTCGAACTTGCTCACCTTGGCCGCCAAGTTCCGGTTCAGGATCCTAATCGAGGTGCTGAGTTGGTAGTACCATTTCCGGCTTGAGGTGACCAGGGCTTTCCGGGTCTCTTCTCGCAACACCGGGTTGGTGATCTGCTCGCACGTTTCCGCGATCGCTTTGTTAAGCCCTGCGACGATCTCCTCCTGAGCCTTGTTTTCCATTAGGCCCTCGGTGATGATGACCTTGATACGGGTGGTTGCGGAACTGATCAAAATCAGAACCTTTTGGGCCACGTTCTCCTTTGGGCTGCTAACGCTAAGTTGCATGAGTTACCCCCTAGGTCTGGCCTTGTTCGAGTTCCTGTTTCTTTTTGGCCTCTTCTTCCTCTTTGGCTTTGTCTTCGGCTTCCTTGGCTAGTCGTTCCTCTTCCTGTTTTTTCGAATCAACAAAGCCGGTTAGGTCGGGAAGGTTGTTTGGGTTGTCAAGGCTCATCCCGTCCTCAAATCTGATTAGGTTCACCTCTTCATCGACCTGGTCTTTGTCCCAGTCTGGATGGATCTGTCTGATAGCCTCGTGTGTACTGGCCACTCTTGCTGTTTTGGCAGCGCCCCAGGTGGTGATCTTTTCGGAGATCCGCTCGATGATGTAATCTCCGAACTCGATGTCCACGTCGATTTTCTCATTCGTCAGATCGATCCAGTTTTCGTTTTCCGGTTTAACCAAACCCTGACGGATCATCCAGTTGTACAGTTGGATCCCCATTCGGATGACCTGTTCCGAGAATGGTTTCCAAAGCTTGAGCTTTTGCGAACGCGTTTCAAGGGTGGCTTTATTTCGCTCAATTTGGCTGTCAGCTGCGGCATTGACACTCTCCAGCCCTGTTATGCCAAGGGCTACCGGGCTTAATCCTGTGTTGTTTATGGCGGTCGTTAAGGCGGTCCGGTACTTGATCAAATCCGACTCGGACTTGTCCGGGATCACCTGGATCCTGATCTCGTTCTTGGCGTTTTGATCGTTGTCTCCCTCGACCTGGACATAGTTGTTAACGAAGTCGTCCGGGAGCAATGGCTCCATTTTTCCGGTGTCTTCGTTGTACCAAGTTGGGACCATGTTTTTCGGAATGTAGCGCTTGGTCATGTTCTCCCGGAGTTCCGCGATCAGCCGGCTGTAGGCCTCGTCCAATCCGTCGAAGCTGTCCATGTTGCCCTCGTAATCGCTTGCTCCGTATGGGCTGTCCGGGAACTCGTGGCTCGGAGTCATGTTGGGCTTGTCAAAGGCTAGCATGCCCTTGATGCCCGTGTACACGAACTCGCCGTCATCATTCAGAATCGGTTTTGGGTTCCCGTCCTCGTCGGTTGAAAACATGACGGCCTGGCCCTCTGGGATGGTGTCCAAAGCAACCCGTGTTTGCTCGCCATTATTTTTAACGTTGTAAAGTTCATATCGGATCAGCGCATCGCCATCGGCGTTGGTCGTGTAGACCTCGTCCATGCGATAGTGCTCTTTTCCTGAGTCATACCAATACGCGAATGTGATGGCGGTGGTGATCCCCCTCTCCTTGGTAGCTCGCCCGCGCTTGATGTCGGCGGTTTCAAAGATTGGGAACTTTTTCAAGCTGATGTCGTGCGACCATTTTGCGAAAAGATGCCCGCCCCAAGACTCGTTCTGTGCCCCGCATTTGAAATTATCGGGGAGGTTGGCCTCTTTCACGATGGTGTCGACTATAGCTTGTGCCGGATCGGTTTTTTCTTCGTCCTTTTTTCCGTCCTTATCCAGGACCTGAATGAGGGGTTGGAATCCGCTGGCAAACAGGATCGTTCCCATTTTTTTGGAGATCAGGCCGGGGATCCCGCAGTGCAACATTCGTGCATTGGATGGCGCTTTGTACCAAAAGTAGTTCATGTTCTCCTTCTTGTTGGTTCCCAAGTACATTCGCCGGATCAGACGGGAGTTCCCCATAAACCAAACCTGGTACTCACAAATTCGCCTTGTGAAATCCTCGGTGCTGCCCCCGGTGTCGATCTTCAGGGCGAACCGTGGATCAAAATTTATTGTGTTTTTGTCTGTTAGCATGTTGATGCCCTCCTGCAATTTCTTTAGCCATCTAGCGTTTTTCCACTCTTTGAATTTATCAAAAATGCTCATGTTCTATGCTGCCTCCTGTTTGAACGCACTCATCATCTTGTGCATATGTCTTGTCCAGCTGTATTCCGTTGCATCGATCTTGTCATTGTGCGGTTCGTTCTTGTCTTCACGTTCCTGGCCTTTTTTGCCCTCGGCCCACTTGGCCATCTTGAACGCATCGTAGCAGTCACGACCTTCCCGAGTGTCATTGAAAATGCACCGACCGCTAGAGAATAGGATGATCCCCATGTCGATCCGCTCTTTGATCGTGGCTTTGAACGACGGGATGATCGGCGGTAGTTTGAGCGCCCGGAAGGTGGTTGATATGTCGCTGATGAAGTTGGCTTCGGCGGAGTCGATGGAGATGTACTCAATGTTCGCTCCCCGAGCCAGCCACATGCGAACAAACGCAATGAGCCGCTCTTTCTTGTTTTCATAGCCCAGTTGCTGAAAGGTCACTTTGTCAATAAAGGCCGTGTTGTAGTAGTCCAGGCTGAACCCCTGGAGGTTGAACGAGTTCTGGGCTCGGCTGGCTCCAATGTCGCATCCGACTACGCAATGGGGGTATTTCCGGAGGTCGACCGGTTTGATCAGTTTGTCCGGGTCCATGTAATCCAGATAAATCAGTTCTCCTGGTGATCCTCGTTCTCCGAGGACCTTGATGGTGTAGTAGTATGATCCGACCGGGAATACCTCCATGGTTCGAGCTATCTTCGCGGGGGTCATGATCGGATTGTCCGTGAAGGTAAAATGAACGTAGAACCAACCCGGTTCCTTCTTGACTTTGTCCATGTCCGCGAGAATGCTGGCCGGTGTCGTAGCCCGGTATTTTTTCATTACGTTGCACCGGTTGATGTAGTCCTGGTAGACCCAAAGCTCCGGTATGTCGCCGTTCAGTGTCCAGATCTGCAGAGGCCGGTCAACGCTGCCTTGTCGCGCGAAACATTCATCAACGAACAGCTTGTCAGCGGTGTTGACCTCGTCGATCAGGATCACTCCGAGACTCTTTCCCAGGACCTTCTTCCATTTCGATTTGGTCGAGTACCCGGCTAAAAGAATCTTTTTTTCTTTCGGGTAAACGTTTGGGATTCGAGAGTGCAACAGCAGAAAATAGCTTCCTAGTTTTTCCCTGACTAGCTCAAGATCCGGAAACATGGCTAAGAGCCCGTGCTCGCCGTCTAGGATGTTGTCTCGGATGGCATCCAAGTCATTCCCGGCTATCAGGTGCAGTTCCTCGTTCGAGGCTGCCACGTTCATGTGAAAAATCGGTTTGGCATCCTCGGTCTTTGAGGACCGGATGGAGCCTTCAAACACAAGCAGGTTGCAATACGGTTTTAGCGACAGGGCCGCAACATCCAGGTACTTATCGGTGATGATGAACTGCGATCTGTCGATCGAGGCGAAACTCTCAGATGCTGCCATTGTCATGGTTGTCATCCTCCGGGGTTTCTCCCTTTTCTTCGTCCACCACTTCGGCTTCGACGATGTTGTCCGCATCCTCGGCTATTTGGTGTCTGCGTAGAGCTTCGATGGTGTCGTTCATGATCTGGTTGTTGATCTCGTGGCTGACCTCCTGCCCTTCCGAGCTAGAGAGACGGACCACTTCCAGGATGGCGTTAAAGGCCTTTGTATCCCCGCGCAGCGCTTTTTGAATTTGGGCTACGACCATGGCCGACAGCACCTCAATGTTCGTGCCGGGAATTCCCTCGTAGTTCTTGGGGAGTTTGGCGGCCCCGTGGTACATTGGCATGTGGAGGTAGTGCTGCACCAGCATGCGCATGTCACGCTGTTTTCGTTTGGCCTCAACGCTCTTTTTACCGGCTAAGGACCGGGTTTCGCGGGGTGGCTCAGCAAGGAGATTAGGATACTTTTCTTGGCGCTTTGGTTCCAAGGTGAACACCCCACTCGTCACGAATTAACGCCGCGGTTTCCCTTAGACAGTCGCCACCTGACTGCTCGCTTTTTTTTCTTTTCATGTGTCTGGCGTTAACATTTCTCATGCGTTTCTCTCCTCTTGGGGGACCGTTGTTGCCCCGCTGTTATGGCCGAGGGGCCTGTAGACCCGTTATATCGGCGTATTTAGTCTGTATTCCATCTCGTATAATATATATATTATCTCGGTCATTTGTGAGTTTTATGTAACGATTTACGATGACATCGACGTATTTTTGATCGATTTCCATCATGTAACAAGTCCGCTTGAGTTGCTCCGCAGCCATCAGCGTAGAGCCGGATCCGCCGAATATATCCAGGACCAACTCAGAACGCTTGCTCGAGTTGATGATCAGATTTGCAAGCAGGTTGAGCGGCTTCATGGTCGGGTGCTCTGCGGATCGCCCAGGCTTGTTCACGTGGATGACGGAAACCGGGACTAGTTCCGAATGAATCAGATCCAAGAGCTGAATGAGATCCTCTTTTTTCATTTTCGTAAAGTCCCGCGGTTCGTCTTCGATGAGGGTGGAAACCGTTCGGTCGTTGACGAAACTGTGGGGACCGCCTTCTTTCCAGCCGTAGAGACATGGCTCGTGTTTCCATTGGTAGTCCTGGCGCCCAAGCACGATGCTGTTCTTGCACCAGATGAGCTGCTGACGGGTCTTGAGATTGTTTTGGCGAAGCGCGGTTTCGAACTCGTAGACCGTGATACTCGCGTGCCAAATGTAAAAGGCCGCCCCTGGCTTCATTACCGCGTTCATGTTTTTAAAGGCCTTGTCCAGAAAATCAATAAACTCCAGTTCCGGCATGTAATCGTTCTGGATGTGCCGGTCACTGAACCTGTACCCATATTTATTTATAGCATCGGCTTTGCTCCCGTAATCTACGTTGTAAGGCGGGTCGGTGACGACTAGGTCCGCTGCCTGGTTGTCCATGAGCTGCTTCACGTTTTCTTCGATGGTGGAATCCGCACACATTACCCGGTGTTTCCCAAGAAGCCAAATGTCTCCGGTTTTCGAGACCGCCGGTTTTTTGAGCTCCGCATCGATGTCAAAGTTGTCCTCTTGTACGTCGTGGACCCCGATCAGATCCCGGAGCTCTTTTTCGGAAAACCCGAAGTCTTCAAAGTTGAAGAGATCCTTCAGGTCTGCCAGCTCGCCGGTCAGTAACGGGAAGTCCCATCTGGCCAGTTCCGATAGCTTGTTGTCCGCGATCCGAAAGGCCTTGATCTGCTTTTCCGTCAGATCATCAGCTACGATGCAGGGCACCGTTTCGAGGCTTAATATGATGGCAGCCTTGTATCGCGTGTGGCCACAAATGATGACGTTGCGTGGGTCAAGCAGAATGGGATTTTTGAACCCAAATTCCTTGATGGATCGCGCTACAGCATCAACCGCATGGTCGTTCTTCCGGGGGTTTTTGTTGTAGGGGATGATCTCTGATAATGGCTTGTTGACTATGTTCATACGTTACCGTACTCCTCTATCAATATATTTATATATATATATGGGGTTCGTTGGCAGGGTAAAAGAAAAGACCGGACAAACCGATAAAAGCCGGTATGCCAGGTCTTTCGAAAGGAAGGGGGTGTCTAGATGGCTGAACGCCTTTTGTAGCTCTTTGTGGGGTTTACAAAAAACTACATTTTATATTGTACAATAGGTAAATGTCACATTGCTATAGCAAATTGTCACATTTGTGCATCTTTTTTTCGATCATCGCGTTTACGTTTCGGATGTAGCCGTAATCGTATGGCCGCTCTCGCCCAAAATAATCGATGTAGTGCAGCGTGTGAGCCAGCTCTTTCAAAGAAACTTTTTTCACATGATGCTGCTCAAAAACTTTCATCTCGATCGATTTTCGTTCCTTCATGGCCACTTCCGCGACGAGCCTGATCGTTTCTTCCAGGTCAAGCTTCTTTGCCTCATATTGCCGCTTCCGGTAGGTCAGCTTCCGGTTCCGTTGGGCTAATCCCCGGATCTCTTCATAATCCCGCTCGGTGATCTCCCGGTACTGGCGCGCGGTCGGCAGCTGATCATAGGTCTGGGCTTTCACCTCTCCATGACCTCGAGCCAGGAATTCGAGCCGCTTGGTGTTCTCCCGGATCCGGCCTTCCAGTCTTCCGATCCGGATGTTGATGGCGTGGTACAGACTGTACACGCTGGTAGTCTCGGCTTGTAGGGTCATTTCAACTCCTCCAGATATTGTTTCAAGATTTTGGCTATCTTTAGGTCAATCCAGCCTAATTGATTTTCGGTTCTGTTCACAAAGTGGTTATAGACTGACACTTTGTTTCTCGCCCAATCGAACAATATGACAGTGGTTTCGTTTTGGTGCTCTTCATCAGACTTGAAAAACGTTGTATACCCTCCGTTTTCGGATTCCTTTAATGCCACTTCATAGCAAGGCGTTTCCTTCCACCCCAAGTCCAGTAGTTTTTGACGGGCGGTCTTTTTTGGCTTAATCGTCAAATTGTCCAGCATTTTTTCAATTTCGGTTTTTGTCATCATTTCTTCGCCTCGCTTTCATCTTCCAATTCTACGCCGTAATACTTAGCAAATTTTTTGAGATTACTTGCTTCGATTATTTGAATAGCAGATTCCAAGCCTTCGACTTCAGCGTAATAATCGGCGGCAAACGGCGAGGCTTCTGCGGATTTAATTCTTGCCGTTGTCAAGACTGAGGCCTTCTTTGCTTTTAGGACCTTAACAATGTTTCGCTCTCTTACGGTCATTTGCTTACTTCCTTTCTTGTTCGGTGCTCCATGTAATGCATAAGGATGTCGAAACGTTTCCCAAAGTCTGGTTCCCTGTGCATTTTTCGGTGACAGGTTTTATGACACCGCTTGTCCATTGTGAGGAATCCGGATTCATAAGCAACTATTATGCGTTTCATTTCTTCTTTTCCTCGCTTTCATAGAATCGGCCAATGAGGATAAGCAAATCAACTGGGTATCCTCCAATAAATGGCAGTATCGCAACATTGTCAAATGCAAACTGTATTCTGCCATCATATTTCTTCATAACTCTATAATAGCCTCTGTTATCCCAAAAGGCTTTGTGAGCGTATGTAATGGGGCATTTACAATATTCCCCTAACGCCTTGCACACTTCATCACTGGTCGGCGGTGTTAGGGCTTTACGGATTAGGTCGATTTCATTTTGATAAGGGCTGCCAACACGAACTCGGTCAACTACGTCGTAGTCAGAATAGTCGTTATGCTGGTATTCGTAATCCATTGTGCCATCTTCGATTGTATCTAACGCTTCTAATTCTTTACTCATTTAATCCACCTCATCCCATCGCTGCTCCAGATAGTCCATCCGCTCGGTGAATTCAGCAAAGGTTATGTCCCCCATGTTGTAGTAATATAAAGCTTCTATCATCTCACCATAGATATAATTATATTCACGCATGCGGTAAGTTTGCTCGTTTAGGTCTTCGGTTCGGATTTCATCTTCGGCTTCTAAACGGTCAATCTGATCCTGAAGCTGTTCGATTTCATCTTCGGCTTCTTGTAACCAATCTTCGGTAGAAGTGGCGGTTTCCTCTGCTGCCGCTTGTAACTGGTCTACCTCGGCTTCCAAATCGACGAATCGATGATTTACAAGGATTGTCATGATCAGCGCGAGTATAAAAAATGCAGTTGCCCAGATAATTAATGCGGTTCTTGTGCTTTTTATCTCTTCATCCATGATTTTGTCCTCCCTCACTCGTCAATGGCTGGATGGCGGGTTTGTCCAAGTACCCAAGTTCCAACAAGACTTCTCGCACATCGTCGATTTTCAAGGTTGAAAGATATTCAACGAGTGCCTCTAGGCTTTCGTACTCGGCGGTTTTATCACCATCCCAAAAGTTTACCTCAACATAGAGTTCGGCCGATAGATCAAGGTAAGTTATTGTCAAATCGTCAACCTTGATTTTGCTGCTAAATAACTTTGTGGTGTAATAAATTTCAATCATAGCGGTTCGTTTTTCGGCAGCATATATGGCATCAATCTCCTGGTCCTGGCCCTTAACCAACACAATGCTCCCAGAGCCATTCACATCGTTTCCATCGTACTCTTCGTTGTCGAAGTCGGTGTCTAGGCTATACACCGTTTCGATACCGTTGATTAAGTCCTTTAGAGGCTGTGTTGAAACCTTTTCTTCACAGCCAACTAAAAGGACAAAGGCCAATAGGATCAGCGTTAGGGTCGTTAATAGTTTTTTCATTTTCTCACTCTCTCTTTCTCTCTTTCGAGTATGGTCTTTAGCTCATGAGTCGAAATCCTAATCAAGTAGTTCAGGCTCAAGGTCTGGTTGGTTTGTTTGATTTCGTACAAAAGTAGGCGTTTTTCGGGGGTCATTTTATCGCCCTAATTTTCCCAATAACCTTGCACAAACCCATCCAATCAACATAGAAATCATGCTCTATGACTTCTTTTACTTGTTCGATCGACAGCGTTGTTTCCAGTTCATAGAAGGTATCGTATTGATGAACGCTGCTATGCTCCATTAGTTCGCCTGAATTAAGCGGTTCAGTTCCGAAGCGGTTTGCCATAACCATTTTAGCGACGAGTTCAAAGTCTTTTTTCATCTCGTCAAACGTCATAACTCTATCGTATGCACTATCGTTTTCAAAAATGAAAAGCGTGTTTATTTTATCGGTCATTCTCTCACGCTTTCCAGCAATTCGGGGTTGTCGTGAATGTTGCCGATGATTTCAACAAATTCATTAAATACACGGTTGCAATAGGCCTTTAATTCCACGGTTGGGTCTACTGCATAAGCCCGACTTTTTACAAGCCACGGTGCAATAATACAAAATTGCCCATTTCGAAAGGTGACCTCACACTTATCCTTTTCCTTATCTGAACCAAGTGCAATTATATCTCCCTCATAGATTTCGTTGCCGTTCTTGTCTTTTAGGCCTGTGAATTGGCCGACGGTGTTGCTCCAAGCATCGTGGCTTTCGGCGTTGTCTTGGTCATAGATTCTGGCTTTATCGGTATAAATTTCGGAGCCGTTTAGGTAAAAGAATGTAAGATACCCAAACACCCATTCCCCGTTGTCAACCCGTTTTCCTCTAAACTTAATTTGTCTGTTCATTTCTTTCCTCACTTTCTTTAATTTTCCCCGTCAAAAATGCTGATCTGAAGGGGTTTTGCAAGATCGACGTTGCGAATCCGGTATGCTTCATCGATGCGCATTTCAGTCATCGCGATGTATTCCTCGTTTAGGTCTATTCCTACAAAATTTCGCCCGAGTTTTTTGGTGACCACTCCGGTTGTCCCGCTTCCCATGAAAATATCAAGCACGATTCCGTTCTCTGGGCAACACGCTTTTATTGGCATTTCCACAAGTTTTTCTGGAAATACTGCGAAGTGGGCGCCCTTGAATGGCTTTGTTGAAATCGTCCAAACACAACGAGCGTTTCTCATTAGGTCGTCGCTTGGCATGTACCGAGCATTGAAGCCCGTATAATCGTTTCTGCCGACCATGTCTTGCTTTCTTAAACCACTATTTTTATTCCCAATGACCGCTTTGCTTCCTCTTGGTGGAGTCAAGTCTTTTGTTTTCATCGGCACTTTTTGTTGCTCAAAATAATAGCTGTGGCTTTTTACAAAGAAAAACATTTTCTCGAAATTGACTGTAAACCTATCTTTAGCACTTGACGGCATGCAATTTGGTTTGTGCCAGATTATTTCATTTCGAAGAATCCACCCGCGATCCGTCATCATTATCGCAAATCGGTTAGGGATTTGAAGAAGGCATTTCTTTGGGAGTTCCGCTCGTTTGTGAATGTTTATTGAGGAGTCCTTCAGGTAGCCCCCAACTTTATTGTCGGTCTTCCCGTTTTTATCTCCTGAATAAGTGTCCCCCAAAACTACCCAACAACTTCCGAACGGTTTCAGGATCCTTTTTACCTCATCAAAAATTGCAATCAAATTGTCCAAATATTCCTGGAAAGTTGGTTCCAACCCGATTTGGCCTTCAACTCCGTAATCTCGAAGAGCATAATACGGGGGGCTCGTGATGACCATATCAACGGCTTCATCTGGGAATGTTTTCAGAACCGTCAGCGTGTCGCCTTGGTAGATTTTGTTTAGATCCATAATCGGCTCTCTCTTCTTCTTTCTTTACCCTTGGCACATGCGGATGAGCCGCAAGGTTTTTCCGATAATTGGCACTGGCCAGTTCAGCAATCAGTAGACCGGTTTTCGTTAGTTCTGGATCACTGAACCTCAGGTGCAAATGGTTCATGGTCGCGTGTTTCCCGCGGCTGATCATAATTAGGTTGGTCAAATCCATGCTTTCTCGGTTACCGTCGAGGAAAATGACTGTGCAATGATCGGGGATCGGCCCATAGGCTTCCTCGTAAATCAGCCGGTGCAGCTGTTTCCAACCAAACCTTGACGGCGTGGTTTCAGCGAACTTTTTGTAAATGAAGCCGTCCGATTTAGTCAGAACCGTGCCGATCGGGTGAGTGTTGATAGGCTTTTGGCCTTTTTTGAACTCAGTTTCGGGGCTGACGTGCTGCCCCTTTTTTATGCACCATTGGTTTGGCAAGCAGCCTTTTTGAAACTTGCCATCGATTCCGCTGTTGATCTTGAAGCGGGCCATGGCGTTGTCGACCTGTGTCGCGGTTAGCGTTAGCCCGAAAGCCCGGTTCATCAGATCCGCCAGTTCTGGCCGGGTCCGTCCAGGAGCGTTTTTTCTCATGAACTCCACTTGTTCTTCGGTCAGCAGCCGATGAACGTTTTTCGGGTAACCGGCCATGCCGCTTTTGATTTTGTGATTGTGCATGAGACAGCGGATCTGCCCCCATGTACACTGCGTTTCAAAACGCTCGTTGAACATGGCGACCAGGTCTTCGATATATCGCCCATGCGCATTTTCGCGAACATATTCGATCTGCTCGGGTTTGTAACGTTTACCCATTCCGCTCTCCAAGACCCAAGAGCTTCTGCGGATCGGCTTTCATTCCGTACTCTTCGCGAAATTGGACCGCCTTCAGAGCCAAAGCCGCATTATTTACGATCGAGTTCGCCACATTGGTGAGCGCTTTTGAACGCTCGATCTCGCGGTCCAGGTCCTCGCCTTTCAGCTCTTCGTCGTTTAGTCTTTCCAGCTGTTCGAAAAGTATGTTGTTGACGTCTATTGGTTGATTTTTCATGTCCTATTCCCTCTTTCTCATGATGCGGTCATCGTCTTTGGTTTGAACTTTTGCAGGTATTGTTTCCAGCATTTGAGGAAATCCGTTATCTCTGGTTCTGGCGGATCGTCGTGCTTCCCGCGGACTTGTAAAATGTCTAACTTTTTCGGCTCAAGTTCCAGCGTGAAGTAAGGCGTTTCTGGTTGATCGGCTTTCCGGATGAAAAGGATCAGCGTTTTGGAGTCCGCCATCTTCAGATCATATCCGGATTTTCCGACACAATGGCAAAGCGCACTCCCTTCTCTCACTAGTTCCTGAACGTTGTGTGCAATCTGAATAACGAAGATTTGGTTGTGAAACTCAAGCTTGGTGTATTTTTTCGCCACTTTTGCAATCCGTCCGTTGAGCTCCTGATTGTCCCTCGCAACGACCTTGTCAATGTAAAAGTCATGCCATTTTGCCAAGTCGTTTGGGTAGCGGTCTTTGGTGTCTTCCATGCTGACGAATTGTTTGGCAGCGTTGAAATAGTCAAAGTAGAATGAAACGCTCTGCTTGATTTCTTTCAGGTACTGCACCAAGCGGTTTGGGGTCTCTCCAAAAAGTTTTTTATTCTCTTGATATGATTGGTGGTTGAGGATGTCTTGCAGAGCCACGTATCTGTCGACTCCGACCTCTTCTTTGAAAGCGTGCAGAATGGTGACGTAATTGGCCTCCCTGGCACTGATAAATTCTTGATTTTGAATGATGTATTTTCGGAATGGCTTGTCTTTTTTCATCCTAGCAAGGAACCTTGAGTCTGATGCCAAATGCATCATCCGGGCCCTGGAAAGCATTTCAAGCTCAGGAAATACCCGATAATGGGTAATGTAATCGATGATCCCAGTGAGGGACTGTGCTCCGCAATACCTTAGCTTCTCGTCCAAAGCAATGATCTGGTTAAGTGAGAAAAGGTCATATTCCGTGATCCGGAAATATTTTCGATCTGCGGTCTGCCACTCAATGTCCAGATCCCAGCTGTAATAACTGAAATATGACATTCTTTTTGGCTCCCAGATGGTGCTGTAGCCCCCCACTCCATGACAGTCCGTATCTTTCACGAGCACTGTATCAAGCCCCTCGATTCTCCGGACAACCTCTTTAATTTCCAGGGGATGGCCAACTCTGCGTTTATTTCTTCGAAAGGCCCATACCCGTTCGAGGAATTTCCCCCCAAACAGTTCGATCGTGCTGGCGTACTGTGTTTGTTTTTGACCAAATCCTGCCAATGGAAGCTTTTCGATTTCCTCCCTGAGATTTTCCGGCTGGTCCAGTTCGGCTTTTTTTAGCCGTTCAATCAACGGGCCATCGTAGATGAAAATGTGCTCCTTCATCTCAAAACAGGCTTTCCTGAAGGAATGTTTTGGTTGGCGCAGCTTCTGGTGCCGGCTTTTTAATCATCTTTTCGCATTTTTGTTTTGTTTCTTCAGGCACGGTTTTGCTTACCGTCACTTTTGCTTTTACTTTCGGATCCCCATCCACCTCGATGCTGTCTTCGTCGAAGTAATGGACCGCCAAACCGAAGACCTCGTCATTCTCCAACATGGCGCAATTCCCGGTTTGTCTTTGTCTCGCCACGCCGGAAATATAATCAAAACATTTCATGAGCGTTTTGTTTTCCTTCAGAACTACCTGGATGAACGCCGGTTCTTTTTCGCAATGCTCGATTAAGTGATTAGCAATGATCTGCAATGTCCCGTTTGTTGTTTTCAGTTTCTCTCTGACTTGTTCCATTTTTTCCCCTCTTTCTGTGAAGCTTGCGTTCATTTATCTTGATTTCACGAAAGCTTCGATGACCGGGTTCTCGTATCCGAACGTCAACCGGTACTGGTTATTCCTCGAGGCCTTTTCTTCGACTTTCCGGATTTTGTCCCACATGTTTCCGGCAATCAGCTTCTGCTGCTTGATCCACCTGGTATACTCCTCGGCTGTCGGGATCCCGCTCCCCATGGCGATGTCCGTGATGATCACATCGTCAATGCCTGCGACCATCTGGACCACATGCGAGTCGAATGTGATTTGCCGGCGCGCCTTGGTGTTGTGGAAATTTTTGGTTTTCTGATCAAACGGGTAAAAATATTCTCCGTCAGAATCTCTGAGGGTTAATGCAATGTCCTTGTTGTGGATCAGCCCTTCATGGGCCTTAAACAAATCGAACAATCGCCATTGCCGAGTGTTCAGCTCATTTTTTCGTTCCAGGATCTGAATCGGCTTTGGGCGCACAGGTTGGGTTGGTTGAACATAATCGTGACCGGTCATTTCCCGGTATGCATCTGCTTTCATTTTTTCTCCTTCTTTTTTGTTTTTAGAATGGAAGATCGTCATCTGAAATGGTTTTGATCTTCTCTTGATTGAATATTTTGTCCGGATTGGCTCCCGGATTATCCTTCATGTACTGGTTTCTCGCCTGTTTGTCCAGCTCCTGGATCATGGGGTCTTCCGGCACCTCTTGCTCTTTATCATCGTTCTTGTTCGATGCTGCGGCCGTACTAAGGAACTCTATCTTCTCGGCGGTCGTCTTTTCTCCGACGTGGCGCATCTTTTGGGCATCGATGTAGTCGTACGCCGTAGTCTCACCCATGACGATTACCTCACCACCTTTTTTCATGAATTTGACCAGGTTTTCAGCAATGGTCTTCCAGGCGGTGCAGTGTAGGAATTGTCTGTCTTTTGACCCGTTTTTCTTGACAGCCAACACAAAATCACATTTTTTGGTTCCCCCGACTTCTGTCAGTTCCGGGTCATAAACCAACCGACCGGATAGCATTACCAGGTTCATCCTCGCACACTTTCTAGCAAATAAGGGTTGCTATGGATGTCTCCTATCACTTCTATCCAATCGCTTGAAACATTATCAAAGCTCAGAGTCATACCAATATTCGTAAGGATGAACATCGCCGTTTTCTCATCCCACGCCACTTCGTAATAGTCATCGTCTACATCGGTTACGTCTCCTTCAAAAATCTCGACCTTGTTAGCATCTTCATGCCCTATTGATTGGCCAACAGTTTCAGGGTCAACTTGATGAACACAACCGTCATGGTCAACAATTGCCGCAAACGGAGTTTTGTTATCAATGCTTATTTGACCGTTTAGCCTACCTTCGCCCGTTAATGCGATTACGTTTGTGATCAGACTTCCAATCGCCCATTTCCCGTTGTCAATTCGTTTTCCTCGGTACGGCCGTTGTCTCATTTTTTTACCTCCAGTTCTTCAGTCAGTCCTGCCTCTATCAAATCCTTGATTCGTCTTGTCTTGGCCCGGATCTCACGGGTGATCATCGAAATGGTCACATGAAGTCCTCTTTCATCCTCCCGAGTTGCTATTTTCAAGAAAGATGGATAAATCCGGAATCCATATTTTTCTAGATCATAAAAATTGACGTTGTCTTTTAGCTTTAATCCGGATGATCTCATGTCCCCTCCACCTCCTTCTTCTCTGGGTAAAGTTCTGAGTCAAGTTTCGTGTTGTCAAACCACGATATTGGCAACCCATATTTCGTAGCAACTAGCGCTTTCGCAATATCTTCGATGGCTTGATGGTAATGCAGTTCAAAAATATAATCTTTCGGGGATCCGTCACCATCTGGGTATAAAATCTTTGCATGCAGCAGCTCGTGCACCACGGATAGTTCATCAGGACACTTCACAATGCACGTCTCCCAATTTGGATCAACTGGCCGACGAATGGTGATTTTGCCGGATTTATGGACAGGTGAAAAATTGTTCTGCGCCATGTTACATTCGTCTAGATGGTCTCCCATTACAGGGTAAAATATCCAATCTGACAAATTTAACTGAGCTTGCCACTCCTTCAGACAAGCGTTCATTTCCGGGACGTTTTTAAAGCGGTTGATCGGTTCTCTTTGTTTTTTCATTCTTCAGCTCTTGCCTCCGCTTCCTTGCACTCGATCACCACAGCTTCGCATCCACTGTGGTTCCTGATTTCACTCGCAAGCTTGTGCGCTCGGTTGTGTCCGAACTTCATGGCTGTTTTTTGCTGGGGCGAGAGAAACAGCTTTCGCTCCCCGAAGCATACTGCACCTTTTTCCGGACGATTCGTCACGAATAGCTCGTGCTTGGAAAATTGTTTGTCCATGTAGGTTACTTTCACGATGTAATCGTTTGTTCGTTTGTTCATTTTATCGGCACCTCCTCGTCTGTGTTGAACATTCGCTCAATCTCTTTTCTTTCTTCAGGAGTAAGAGATTTTGGGCTTGGAGATTCTGGGGTTTTGGTTCTTTGGGCAAAGTCCTTTTCGTACTTTTCGTACCAGTCTGGAAGCGGGAAGACCCTTTTCCCGTTAGGCTTCGGGCTCCCAGCAATGATCGCTTCGTCTTCCCATCGCTTCTGGTTCAGCCATGTAGTCGGATGCGGAATGAATTGTTTGTTTTGCCATTGTTCCGTCTTCTTGAACTTTTCCAATGCTTCTAGAATCCGGGTTTGAAGTTCATCGCTCGGTTTGTTCTTTGAATACCATTGTTTCGTTTTTTCTTTGGACTCTTTTCTTGGGTAGTTTCCCCAGAAAACCCGGAACTGATCCAAAGGGTCGGGAAGTATACTCTCTATATCTTTATCTTTATCTTCTTCTTTATCTATTGCGTTACGTTGCGTTACACTGTAACGGTCTGTAACGTTACCGAGTAGTTTTTCCCTGTGTTTTGCAACCCTAAGTCTAGTTTGCTCCCGGATTTTGTCCATTGCCTCAACGTTTTGGTACTTTTCCCAATTTGAAACCATTAACAGCTCATCAAAAGTGTCAAGCATTTCATAGTTTTTAAACACCGCAAGCGCAAGCCGAACGATTTTTACATCTTCGTCGAACTCGGTTGCCATCATTTCTTCACTGAAGGGGATGTCCTTTGTAAAGTAGATCCTTCCGCCGTCGTTCGTTTCAGCTGCCAAACAGAGAATGTGCAACCAAATTATGATGATGCTTTTACCTTCCGGCATTTTGATGATCTGTTTTATCTTTCGATTGTTGAATAGATCTGTTGACAATTTGATCCACTTAAGGCTCATACGGTCTCCCTCCTCTTTACTCTGCGCAGATCTCAACCGGCTTACCGGTTAATTCCATGATGCCCTTTTTCATTTCTTCAGCATTGGAATTTCGATTGCTCAGATGCAATAGGTAAATTTTTTTGGTTTTCTCGAGGTCGAGCTTCTTCAGGAAATTTTTCACGTTTTCAAACTCCATGTGACTGGACAGTAGTCGCTTGCTTGCTGCCACCGTCACCAATTCTCTCCGCAAATTTTTCTCCAGCAGCTCGAGCTGGTAATTGCATTCGATCATGATGTAATCGAATTTGTCTGAAAATTGTTGACTGATGTAAAATGTATCAGTCGCGAAAAACAAGGTTTCCTCCGTGACGGTTGAATAAATCAGAAAACCGACCGGATCCGCTGCATCGTGTTTCGTCTGAAAGGCCAGAACCTTAAACGATTTGATTGTGATCAATCGTCCAGGAATCAGCGGGTTCCCGCGATATTTGAATGCTCCAAGATCTAGGACTGCAATTGTCCCTGGGGATGCATAAATGTCGCAATAGGGGGCGATGTCCTTCACGTACTTGCAGTGATCCTTGTGATCATGGCTAATCAAGCAGCCATCCAGACATGTCAGGGGGATCTCGTCCCTAACCCGGTCAATTGGGATCCCGCACTCAACCATCAGCCGGGAACTGCCATCAGAAATTAGATAGCAGTTCCCTTTGGATGACGAGGCTAATGATTTAATCTCCACAGCTAGAAGCCTCTGGTTGATGCTTTAGGCTTCGGTGCCGGTGCTTCCACAGGTATGGACACTGGTTCCGGTTTGGCTTCATTCACGATTGCGGGTCCAGAATTCTCAGGCGCATCTTCGGCTTCTAAGGTTTTTTTCTTTTCCA